GAATCAGTCCGGGGTGAAGCGGAGCGCAAAGGTCGATATTTATATCCAGCTTGAAAAAAACTACGCCTCCGTCATCAAACAGCTTACCGACCTGCTCCCGAAGGAAGATAAGCTCAAGGAGAAAAAAGGCGACGGATTCGACGAATTCGTGAATAGCCGTGAGGATACATGATCCGTTACTCCGACGATTACAATCCAATCCGCGAGTATTGGAACAAAATTCAGTCCGGCGAGGAAGCCGTCGGGGCAAAAATCAGAAAGACTTATAAGAAGCTCACCTGGGATTTAAATCATCCCGGCGAGTATTTTTATAGCCCGAAACGGGCGAACCACATCCTCGAGTTTGCCGAGAACTACTGTCACAACTACCAAGGCAAGGACGGCGGTAAGCTCGTCAAGCTGGAGCTGTGGGAAAAAGCGCTGCTCGCGGCGGTATTTGGCTTTGTGGATGTCGAGGGTATCAGGAAGTACCGCGAGGCGCTTCTGATCGTCGGGAAGAAAAACGGGAAATCGCTGCTCGCCTCCATCGTCGGGGACTACCTGCTGGCCGCAGACGGGGAGGCCGGGCCGGAGATTTACGCCGTCGCCACGAAAATGGATCAGGCTAAAAAAATCTGGCTTGCGTCGAAGTTGATGGTCAAAAAGTCGCCGGCGCTCCGCAAACGGGTAAAGGCGCTCGTTTCAGAATTGTATTGTTCCGCGAACGAAGGCGTTTTCCGGCCGCTTGCGTCGGACAGCAGCACGCTCGACGGATTGAATATCCACGGATGCCTGATGGACGAAATACACCAGTGGAAGCAGGGCCGGGCACTATATGACATCATGGCGGATGGAATCACGGCCCGCGAGCAGCCGCTGATTTTTATCACGTCGACTGCCGGGACTATTCGGGAGGATATTTACGATGAGAAATATGACGAGGCCACCCGGGTGATTAACGGGTATTTTGACCCGGTCGGGTATCACGATGAGCATTTTATCCCATTTATTTATGAGCTGGACAGCCGAAAAGAATGGGTCGACCCGAAATGCTGGAAGAAAGCGAACCCCGGCCTCGGAACGATTAAGAGCCGGGATCAACTCACGGACAAAGTGAACAAAGCAAAAGCAAACCCGGCGCTCGTAAAGAATCTGGTCTGCAAGGAATTTAACATCCGCGAGACGTCGTCCGAAGCGTGGTTGACTTTTGAGCAGCTGAACAATCCTGACACATTCCGGATTGACCGGAAGGCTGGCAGCCTGCTGTGGACGCACATCGAAAACGGGAAGCGGAACATTTGCGCTCTCCCTCCCCCAAAGTACGGCATCGGCGGTGCCGACCTATCCAGCACCACAGACCTGACGGCGGCAAAGGTAATTTTCATGGTCCCGGGGTGCCCGAATATTTTTGCGCTCCAGATGTACTGGCTGCCGGAGGACCTGCTGGAACAGCGGACCAAAGAGGACAAAATCCCCTATGACCTATGGGCAGAACAGGGGCTTTTGCGTACGACTCCGGGGAATAAGGTCCATGCGAAATACGTCACGCAGTGGTTTTTGGAAGTCCAGAACAAGCTGGATATCTATATCCCATGGGTTGGGTATGACGCCTGGTCCGCGACGTACTGGGTTGAGGAAATGAAGGGCGAGTTTGGCAAAGAAAGCATGATACCCGTTATTCAAGGCAAAAAGACATTATCCGCTCCGATGAAACAACTCGGAGCAGATTTAAGCAGTAAACTCGTGATTTACAACAACAACCCGATCGACAAGTGGTGCCTTGCGAACACAGCAATCGACATTGACAAAAACGATAATATCCAGCCGATAAAGACCAGCAGCCCACGGAAACGTATCGACGGAACGGCGGCGCTGCTTGATTGTTACTGCGTGCTGCAGGATAAGCTCGGCGAGTATCAGACGATGATTTGACGATGATTTGAGGTGATTCCAACGGGACTTTTTACAACGATAAAACAGCGGGTACAAAACCGCTCCCCGACCGCCGTCCGGTTCCAGATGATGACGGATCGCGGAAACGGTTTTTACGCATGGGACGGAAAGCTATTTCACAGCGACATTATCCGTGCCTGCATCCGGCCGAAGGCAAAGGCCGTCGGGAAGCTTGTTGGCAAGCATATCCGGGAAACGGTGACAGCTGATGGCAGCACCTTGACGGTCAACCCGGACGCCTATATCCGGTTTCTGCTCGAGGAGCCTAACCCGTATATGACCGGGCAGGTGATGCAGGAAAAGCTTGAAACGCAGCTTTGCCTTAACAACAACGCTTTTGCTGTTATTGTCCGGGACGACCGGGGCTGTCCAATGGAGATTTATCCGGTGCCGGCGGCGCAGGTTGATGCGATTTACGATGCAGGAATGAATCTGTACCTTAAATTTTATTTTCCGAACGGCCGGCAGGCAACGTTTCCGTACACCGACGTAATCCACTTACGGCACGACGTTTACGAGAATGATATTTTCGGGGAAAGCCCAGTTCCGGCGCTTGCCGGTCTGATGGATGTAATTTCGACCACAGACCAAGGGATTATCCGGGCAATCAAAAATTCATCGATTATCCAATGGCTTTTGAAATTCACGAACTCGCTCCGGCCGGAGGATTTGCAAAAGCAGGCATCAGATTTTGCCAGTAATTATCTGTCCATCAATAGTTCGTCGGTCGGCGTCGCCGCTGTGGACAGCAAGGCCGAGGCCGTCCGGGTTGAACCGAAGGATTACGTCCCGAATGCGGCACAGATGGACCGAACAACAAAGCGTATTTATTCTTTTTTCAATACAAACGAAAAAATCGTGCAGTCGGATTATGACGAGAACCAGTGGCAGGCATATTTCGAAGCAGAGGTGGAGCCGGATGAAATCCAACTCGGGAACGAATATACAAGAAAATTGTTTTCCAGAAGAGAGCGCGGGCACGGGAACCGAATCTACTTTGAGGCGGCGAACCTGCAGTATGCGAGTATGCAGACAAAACTCGGCCTGCAGGCGATGGTAGATAGAGGCGCAATGAGCGCAAATGAGTGGAGGTCCGTTCTTAATCTTGCGCCGGTCCCTGGCGGCGACGTTATAGTGCGCCGGCTCGACACTCAGCCCACGGAAGAAAACGGCGGGAGCGGAGGTGATGAAGATTGAAAGTTGAAATCAAAGGTGAAATCGTACCGAACGACTACAAGGAAATCTACGATTATATCGGATGGTCGGCCACCTGCCCACGGGATGTTTCCGATGCCATCCAGAAGGCAAAGGGCGAAGTGCTGGATGTGGAAATCAATTCTCCGGGCGGGGACGTTGATTCCGCGTCGGAAATTTATACGGCGCTGAAAGGGTATTCCGGCACGCGTATCCACATTGTCGGATTTTGTGCGTCCGCCGCCTCGCTGATTGCAATGGCCGGGTGGTCAGAGATGGCTTCCACGGCCCGGATGATGGTTCACCGCGTTTCCGGCATAGCCGAGGGCAATTATCACGAAATGGACGGAGCGTCCGAAGCCTTCCAAAAGGCCGACCGTTCCGTCGCCTCCGCTTATGTTGCGAAATCTGGTATGACCGAAAAACAGGTGCTGGACATGATGGATAAAACCACATATCTCACCGCGGATGAGGCGGTCAAGCTCAAGCTGGTGGACCGCGTGATGTTCCAGACGGCGGCCGAACCTCAGCAGCTCGCGGCCTCGGCGTCCGGTTTTCTCCCGCGGGCCGCGGCTGACAAAATCCGGTCCCTGCTCAACGAGAAGAAAATTCAAACTAAACTTAACTTTTTGAAAGAAAAGGTGATTTGACATGACAAAAGAAGAGTACATGGAAAAGCGTAAGGGCCTCGTCGATTCCGCGCAGGCTCTTATTGACGGCGGCAAACTGAAAGAAGCCGCCGACAAGACCGAGGAAATCAAAGAACTGGATGATAAATTCGACGCCGAATCCAAGGCGCAGGCAAATCTTAATGCGCTGTCCGGCACGCCGAAAATCGTTGACATCTCCACCGCTGGGAAGCCCGTTGCCGGCACGACCGTAGCTTCCACCGCCGCGCCGCAGGGTCCGGTC